TCAACCCTGGAGGCATGGCAGTGAGTTGTTCCTCAGGTCTCATGTCTGTCCGGGTGGACATGTCACTTGATGCCAAGTGTCCTGGTGGATAAGGATCAGAGGAAGTGACTGAACCCAACCACTCAAGGATATTATCTAGAAGCCCGGGAGGCTGTTCTCCTCTATAAGGATATGCTTGATATGCCATGGGTCATCTCAATCCATCAGGAGTCCTGGCAGGGTTCCGGAGACCCCTGCTCCATACATCATGTTCCGTCTACCGATATTACCTCGACGGTCCAGTTCACGCTGAAAATCGATTAGTTCCTGCATGGTTTTTTTCTGGGACTCTGGTTTCATATTAAAGAGCATTGGTGCTGCAGCATCAGTGACCTTGCCCTGGGTCTTTTCTTGGACCTTCCTGACTAGGGGTTGACCAACCCTGCTGGCAACGGACTGAGTTAAGGTCTGTTGTGGCATCAGCAGATCAGCAAGGATCTGAGGTGCAGCATTGAGGTCCATCATCTCGGCCTGGATCCGTGCCGTCGGAGATCCTCCAAGAACAACGTCCTGGGTTCTCTTGGCATTGGCTTCCCGTTCCATCTGAAGTCTCAATCGTTCAAATGCTTCCTCATCCTTGACCACTGCTTTGATCTTGTCACGGAATTGACGGTTGCCAAAAATCACCTTGACCAGGTCCCTGCTGTCTGCTGCACGGTCCATCAGTTGACGGACCGAGTCCAAGGCCCCGGCAAGGTACATATCCCGTTCCGAGTCTGACAGTTTGTTGATCTGTTTGGTGGTCAGACGTGGGTCCTGTTTCCAGAAGTCCCGTCCTGCTTCCAGTCCATCCTTGAGTGCAGAGTCTCCTGCAAAGATATCCCGTGCTTCCTTGTAGAATGGATTTGCTGCATCCATCTCATCAAGAAGGGTCTTCTTGGCTTCCAGTAATTTGGATGCCCTGCTCTTGGAACCGGCACGGAAGGACTCAGCAATATCGTCATCCAGGGACATCTTGATCGAGTGTAGATTCTGGAATGAGATCGGAGACTCGATGGTGATGGGTGCTTCTCCTGGTCCAAGATCGGAAGAAGCCTTTGCCACCGACTTTTTCATCAATGGAGATTCCAGCAGATCATTGACGGATTGTGATGTCAGAGGGGGTTCTTCAAATGCTTTCAGGTAGAGTGGGGAGGATTCATTTTTCCTCCTCTCGATGATTTCCTCAAGCAGATCGGTAACGTCCTCCCTGGACCGTCCTGTGGCTTGCACCAGGTAGTCTGAGACACGGTCATACTGACCCTCTCCACGTTCCACCAATGCCTGCCGTCCCATGTCCTTGGAACGTCCTGGAATTGCCTGTGCCGATCTTGCCATTCCAAGTGTGTTTTCTCCTGCAACATCAATTACACCCTCAGGCATGTCACCCAGGGTCTGTCCCTCATCGATTCTCTGGATAACATCCTCAGGAGTGACCTTGTCACTGGTTAAATTCTTCAGCAGTTTCTGTTTGGCAACATCCTGGGCTTCTTCACGTCCCACCAAACCCAGACCCTGCCGGACTTTTTGGTATCCTTGCTTTGCAAGTGCTCCTGCACCTGGGATGGCAACCCCCATGGGTCCTCCAATTGCAGCACCGGTTCCTGCTCCTGCAAGTCGTTCTCCTGGGTCTGCGGTTCCTGCTCCTGCAAGTGCTCCTCCTGATGCTCCCACGGCAGCCTCAGTCCCAAGAAGTCTTCCGAGTCCCATCTTGCCTCCCTGCCTCAGTGCAGTCCGTCCACCGGCTGCAACCAGTCCTGCTCCTCCACTCAGAAGACCAGGTGCTAAACCTCCAATCAGTTCTCCAGTCAGGGCACGTCCGGGATACTCCTCCTCATAGTCCTCACGGGCAAATTTACGAGCAGCAAGCTGTTTGTCATATTCAGGACCTGATAACTCTCCTGCATCAATGACTGACCCGATCTCATCAGAGAATCCAAAGGTCAGACCCTGCATAACTGAGTCGAGGAATCCAAAATCTACATCGATGTCTCCTGCCTGCTCTTTCCGGTCACGGAATCGTTCAAGCTTTTTCAGGTATTGCTCCCTTGAACTAAATCCCTTACTGGTGAGATAGATATCAATCTCTGCTTCAGATGCTCCCTGGTCTGCCATCTTGGAAATCTGGGCAGCAACAAAATCAACGGAGGTTTTTGAAGGCATTATTCAACTCCGTATTTTTCTTTGATTTCTTTAACACTTAATTTTTTCTCTGTTTTGGCAGAGAAATCCCACTTCTTATACCCCCTCTCATCAGAGTAGAAATCCTCGATATCCTGCATCCGACCTTCAAATTCTTTAAGAAAGTTCTTGAGTTTGGTCCTGATAACATTTTCATCATCCCCTTGTTTTGGGACATAGGGTTTCAAACGTCGTTCCTCAGATGCAGTCACAGCAGCACCTGACCTTTCCAAAACCTTTGCAGAAGACAGGTCTGCCAGGAGGGCTCTTAAAAATTGAGCATTTTCATTAAGAATGAAGTCAGGAGCAAGATTCCCCTGGAACATCCCGACACCTTGGAGTGCTTCCTTGTTTTCCATTAGTTCTTGGGCCCTTCTGACCTTCCGTGCCGTCTCACGCATGTCAAGGATCCCGTCCACAACTCTTCCTGGAATATCTTTAACCTTCCTGACCACAGATCCAGGGACTGGGACGATGTTCCCACTTTGATCCGTCATCATAGTCTGAGTCCCTTTGGTTGGGTCCTCAGGATCCACTGGTGCTGTGAACCGGAAAGTCCCTTGGAGTTGTTTACGATCCAGATATTCTTGCGTGACCTGGTTCAATGCATCTTCCCTAGAGATTCCTTCATTAACCAGTTGCTGAAACCGGATGTTGTATGCTTGCTGGTCCATTCCTTTACCAGAGAAGGGATCGGTTGCCTGGGTTGTGTCTGGTCCTATTATCTCTTTATCCCCAGTTGTCAAATCCACTACTGCTGCCCTTCCATCTCCCATGTTTATAACATTGAAGGACTTATCACGGTCCACAGTATGAACCACCTCAGGTTTACCATCACCTCCGATGCTAATAATATTTCTACCGACCACCTTAAATTGAGTCGCTTGTGGTGCCAGTTTCTGAAGTGCTGTAAGTGCAGTCTCTGGAGAGACTTTAATCAACCTTTTGTTGACTATCAGATTTTTCCGTCTGGGATCACCCTCTGGGAGGTTTGCAATGGCATCACTATACATTGAAGGCAGAACATGCTTGAGGTCTTTGCTCCTTTGTCTACGGTCCAGTGCAGTCTGGATCTTGTCTTTCTGTTCCAAGGACTTGAGGATGTTTGATGCTTCCTGCTGACGTGCCTTGCCCATCCCCATCTGATAATCCAGTCCTCCCATGTATCCCTTGAGTCCGGACTGGAGACCGCGTGCAAAGACCTGCCCTCCTGAGACAGGAACCCTGGATGGTCCTGATGCTTCCAGGAGCCCGGAGACTCCACCAAGAAGTCCAAGGATCAGGGGTGCATTTTCCTGGAAGAACCCTGGTTCCTTTTTCATGACGGCATCATATGCAGCCAAGGGGTTGGGTGGTTCTTGAACTGGCTTTCCGTATTGCTCCCTCAATTCAGTTGCTCTTGCTCTGCTTGTTTCACGTCCCTCAGGGACCACCAAGTCAGGTCGGATCTCAGGAGGACTCGGATACCTTTGAGGTACTGGACCTGGAGGAATATTTCTTGAAGCAGGATGTTTGATTTCAGGACTCAAGGATGCAAGGTAATCAAACTCTGGGAGGGTCCTTGCATTTTCACGGGTGATACCCCACAAAGGATCATAAAACGGTTTTGCTTTATATTTTGGATCTCCAAGAATATCCTCCGGAAGTTGTGCATTGAGGAAATCAAAAGGACCAGGTTGAAATAAATTTCTGTAATTTGGACCTGCATACCCCAAGTCAAATTCTTCTCCTGTATACACATCCTTCACTACTGGCATTTTTAGTTCCTCAGTATAGTAAACCCCGTGGAGGGGCATTATTCATCATCATCATGTCTTCAATCAGTGGATCCATGTCAGGTCTGTAGGTTGCCATTGGGATCTTGGGCATGTACTGGTTTGCTGCTCCGGGACTCCCCTGACTGACTGGTTTCTGGGGTGCTCTTTGGGGACCTGATGCTCCTTTAGTCAGTAAGCTTAGTCCTGCCTGAGCTAACATAGGGACATACCAGGGGACATAGGAACGGATCGGACCTCCATCAGGACCCATCCCCTGGGTACCCGGGAGAGGTTCCCCTGCTCCTCCAAGTGCAGATAATAAACCTGCCTCCTGGGAGTTGATCGATGCAAGACCTTCCCCCCGGTTCTGCATCATTCTTGCTGCTTGCGGATTCATATCTTGCTCCTCTGCTTTGAATTTCCGGTAGACATCAGGTTCATTGATTGCCAGATATTTTCTTTGCTTCTCTGACTTAAAAGGCATCAGACATTAACGATATTTTGTTTCCCAAACAGGAGGTCAAAGAATGGACTGAATGCTCCTCCTTCCCTAGTGAAATACGTCTGTTTTTCAGGATCACCTGGTGCAGATCCCAACAATCCTCCTCCTGCCAGGATGTTCATCTTGTCGTAATCTCTTTCTTCAAGAAATTGCTGGTATGCAAAATCCTTATTGGCCTGTTCCAGTGCTTGCCCCCGGGCACCGATTCCGTAAAGTGCATTGATCCGTGCTGCCGTTGCTGCATCATCAGCCTGTCCTGCAGTGAGGAGGTCCCGTCCTGCACCAGATCGGATTCCAGATGCACTCTGGAGGAATTGTTCTTTTGCCCTTTTGGCAGCCTCGGTCTGTGCCCATGCAGACTGGAGAAACTCCTCCTTGGTCTGCTTAGCCTGTTCCGTCTGCCCAAAGGCACCTTGACGGAGTTGTTCCTTGGCTTTCATTGCTGCCTGGGTTGAGTCGTATCCCATCCGTCGGAGGTCCTCTTTTGCCTTCATCGCAGCCTGGGTTGAGTCGTATCCTGCACGACGGTATTGCTCTGCCAGGGATCTTTCCTGGGTTGTCAGTCCAAATGCCCCTTGCCTGAATTGCTCGGCTGCCTGCTGTGCTTGTTGGTTCATCCCATAACCTGACTGGGCAAACTTCTCTGCTGCCAGACGGTCTGCATCGGCTCCTGCCATGGCCTTGTTGAACTGATCTTGACGGAGTCCTCCTGCGGTTCTGGAGAATGCATCTGCATATTCTCCTGAGGTCAATGCCTCCACAACACCCTGCCTGGATCCTCCAAAGGCCCGTGCGGAACGTGCCTGATCTTTTGTCTTACCCAATGCCTGGAGTCGGGACCGATCCATATCACCCTGCAGTCGGTTGATGACATTGGAGGTGAACGGGTTCATCCGTGAATCAACCTCCTTCTGCCATGCATCAGAGTCTTTTCCTGCAGTCCTGTATCCTACGTTGTAGGCAGAGGGGTCATATCCTGAGGTGTAATCCCGTGCCGTGAATGCTGAGGTGTAGGCATTGGGATCATACTGTGAACGGTAGGCATTGGGGTTGTAGCCTGATGTTGAGACTCCAGGGATGTAGCCTGAGGTCAGTACTCCAGGGTTATAGCCTGAGGAGTATCCGGTCTCTCCTGATGCAGCAGTTATTGCATCATTGATTGCCTCATTGCTGGAATTTGAAAATGCCCTGGTGTCTGTGAATGCCTGAGTCTGGTCGGCATTGAATCCTGCAAACCGGTTTCCTCCATAGGACTCATAAGGTTGGTCTAGAACCTTGGATTTAAAAAGGTCAAAGAGAAGGGATTTGAAACCTTCTGAGGTCGTGTAGTCGGGTGCTGCCGGGGTGGTACTGGTTGTTGTAGTTCCTGATCCTGACCCTGATCCTGACCCTGAACCTCCTGAATTTGCATCCCTTAGTGATGCTTCATACGCTTGCTGAGACCCATAACCATGCCAATTGGTTGCATTTCCATCTGCTTGATACTCATCGTGTGCTGCTTTATTTCTGGCATTATTTTCCTTCCACCAAGTTGTAACAGAATCCCACCAGCTTGTGTTGTCTCCATTTCCTCCGTCACCATTGACTCCTGTAGTAGTTGTCGCATTTGCTGCATCTTGTAGGAGTGCTAATTCATTTCTTGTTACCCAAGTCCCATTAACCATAAATTCTTGTCCATACCCCGTATCCCTTGTTTTAGTTACCGTAACATTCTGACCTCGGTTGATGTTATCGACTCCTTTGCCTTCTCCTTTGCCTTCTCCTTTGCCTTTTCCATCATCACCAACACCACTCCACCCTCCTTCATTCTCTTCTTCTTCAGAATAATACTCCCTCAGACCGGTGCTCGGATTGATGGTCCCGGATCCTCCACGGGATCTCAGAAGTGCTTCCTCCTCCGGATTGACATGTGCCAGTTCTGTATCACCAAAACGTCCCTGATCTCGGAGGTATTGGGCCATTGGTCCTGAAAGGAAATTGTTCATACGGTACTCGTCGTTGATAGGTTGCCGGAGTTATCGACCAGAAGTTGGTATTTGGTGCCATCAGGACTCATCATCAAGACCCTACCCAAAAACATTGCCCGGGTTGCATCTGCTGCTGCTTTTCCATCTACATCGATATCCTGCCGTTTCTGCATCAGGTCATCCTGGATGGTGTTGTAAAGGATTTCCTGAATTCTTCCGGTCGCTTCCTTGTTATACTCATCAGGAGGGACGGGTAGTTGTCTCACCGGTCTCCTCCGGTCTGGGCCTTGAGCATCATCTCACCAACTCTGAAGTCCTGATCAAAGGGTGCCTCGACACGGTACCTGATGTATCTTCCGGAAAACCGGACATCAGAATAACCGGTGCTTGTAAGTGCAACCGACCCCTGGTTTGTTTCTGTAGAATCAGGAGTCTCGGAGGAATAAAATCTCATTTGAAAACCCTCCGTGTCTCCTGTCTCCGAGTCTGTGATCACCTGTTGGGCATGAATTCTTTTTGAACCATCTGCAACCCGGATGTCTCCGGTCTCGGCATAGACAGTCATTGTGTCTGATGTAGATGCACCTCCAAAGGCCATGGTCCTGGTGTTGGTTCCATAATCACTGCCAGGATCGGTCACTCCCTCAAGACGGTCTGCATCCGATGTCCGTTGTTGTTCCATCCTGTAAAGCTTGTAATCACTCCCGGTTGCAAAGGGAGACCCCCAGGGGTTGTTTTCATCCCAGGACAGTCTGGAAAGGGTGCCGACAGTCCACCACTTTTGTGTATAATTATATGCTATATATTTGTCATTCTCACCATCTCCTGCCTCGGTTGCATAGAACCACCAGACCTCTCCGTATT